GCCACATCTCAGAAATATCATCTTCAATACTGCAACATAAACAAACACGAGAGCTTTTCAGCTCATCGTTCAACAAAATCAAAAAGAAATCATCGCTTCAAGAAAGAACCAGAAAACAAGTCATCATCACTATTTTCCTCAACTTCTTCTTCTCGCACTCTCACACGTTCTACACTCGCCTCACTTCGGTCAGACGCAGACTTACACTCAACAGAGGGATCGTCCGAGCTCACACTCGGACTCAATGAAAACCCCCCTGCTGCGGAGTAACGACACCGTCTTCCCAATTGATGCTATACGTATGAACAAACGGACCACTCGCTTCAACTTCAAGGAAAATGGAAACATTAGCTTCCACTGAAGTCTTAGACGCAATGGTGATCGAACCAAGAGGCAATGCCCCAGTTAGAGGCCAGATTTTATCTGTAAAACCCGCTGGAACAACAAACTCTTGACTCAACTCCGTATTCGTATTCATCGTGTTCGATCCGAAAACCAAACGATTAGGAATAAACATCGACTCCGCAAAGTCGGTAGGTCCTGCATCTTTCTGCGTGAAACAAATGCTGATCAAACCACCTGCTCTTGCGAAAACCACTTTGAAAACCGCCTTCTTCAAGAAAATCTCTCCCTTCTTAGCCAACCAACTCTGTAACAAATCATTCCAACCCCAACTCTTAGCCGTAGCCTTCGTGATCTCAAGACCAAAAGAATGAATGAAGAACTTCTGCTCAACAACCCTAACACGTCCTTCTCCAGTAGCCGGGACCTCGTCAGAAATAGGATTCGCCTGCATCGACAAAGCTGGTGATAAAAGTATCAAAGCGTGATCCGGTATACTGATCTTCCACGCTCATAGCTGTCTTGTCATTCGCCAATAACATTGCGGAATCCAACTCTTGCACCAACTCTCTCACGTACTCAGCGTCATGCTCTACCCAACCGATGTCTTTTGAGAAATCGAACTTCCTGTTGATACCCAGATCTCTTCGGATATTGAAAATCTGTCTGGTTAAAACATTGTGAGCTTCGAACAAACTCTCACTGTCAAACAGATCAAACAAGTCATCCTTAAGTCTGTAAATGGTCAGGAAATCCAAAAAGTAACCGTCAATGACATCCTCTGTCCTACCCATGGAGGCTGCTCCCAGCAGTCGCTTCAAAAGGATCCTCGGGTCTTTGAACACCCTCCCCTTTTTCTCCAAATAAGAACAGAATGATCCACGCTTGCTCTCCTTGTACTTCTCCACGCAATGATCCAAGAAACTCACCTTCGACCAACTCGCTCTGATAGGAAATCTGCCATACAAAAGAATGTCGTCCCCAGCCACCTTCATCGGGGTGCCCCTCGGAATGGCGTACTTACACAACGTACGGGCTAACATGAACAGCGTGTTGAAAAGGAATGTAAATATCTCCCCAGAGAATCGCATCAACCCGAAATGAATAGTGTCGGTATGAAAGCTGAACTTATCATCAACATAATCTCGTACAAGATTTGGATCTGTTGTGAAATGCTCCATGATCTCAACTTCCAACTGCAGACTACCACCACGTTCAGAGCTGTCCAATGCTGTAATATCCAACTCAGTATAATTCTCAGCTTGACTGCCGTACTTCTCGGTCCAGTTAGCGAGATCCTCAAAACTCTTCTTGACATGGATATACAAATTCTCGGGACTGTGACGTAATATCTGCTCCAAAAGATAAATACCGTAAGGCCCAAACTTGAAAATATACTCGTCGGAACGGACGAGCAAAGTTTGTAAGGGCTTGGCAACAGCTGGAACTAGATCTTTCAACTTCCACTGACTCTTGGCTGTCAACCTGTCCACATAATCGGGATCAGCTCTGGGTAACGACGCCTTCTGCAACACTTCACTTCTGCCTGCTCTTCGATCATGAAAGATTGCCACACATTCATCATACAGATCTTGATCCCATGGTATTGCCGAATTCCACCCCATGTAGGCTTTCAGATGCTTAAACATCTCCGAACCGAAAGCGCCTTCCACTTGAAATTCTCTGCGATTGGCTTCTTCACTCTGCTTACGTATACGCTGAGCCATACCCGCTGCCATGGAAACATCATCCGTCGCCTTCTGCAATTGACCAAAGTTCACAAATTTTGGATCTGTCATCATCGGATTCTCTGAGTCACTCATCTTCTTCAAGACCTTTTGCAACTCTCTCTCTGCTTTGATCCTAGACATCTTCGGGAACAATCGATCTCGCATTTTGACTCTCTGAATTGCAGCATCCCTTCGTAACAGGAATTCGTCTGGAGCTTGCTCTGAGAAACCACCTTTCCAAATCTCTCGTTCAAACCTCTCATTCGTCTCACTCACGTAACGCTCAATCAAACCGTCCTCGTTAGCAATTGGGAGCGAAGTAACCGCTTCAACCAAATCGACTCGAATCTCATCCACTGTAGGCTCCACGACACTCTCGTACTCCGGCTCTCCAAACCTCACTTGCATCTGCCACTCATTCTCGTACGCTGGTTGATCATCCAATCTCCTCAGACCACCTCTCGCCACAACATCGAACGGATTCACCCATCTTGAAAAGTTGCAATAAGGTATCTTTGCTTCCACAAATTGCCGATTCAAACAAGTATCCGGATCTCCCGCCAAAACCACATCCATGTACGCCGGGATTCCCCCTTGATGCTGCACGAAGTCCATGAAATTAGCATCTGTAGCCGTAAGTATAGCAGCTGGATCTCTTGGCTGCGCACTAAACAAACGACGGAAAAATGGATGCATACTGATCACATGGTTATTCAGAGTGTTCGGTAAGAAATTCTTAACGACTATTACCCTTGGGGACCTGGTAAATATGTTGAAAAGAATATCTAAGGATACCACTCCTAAAGCTGTGCTGTCAATCACTACCACCATCAAAGGAACTGTCAAACCCTGCATCGCTGTGTACGTCTCATTCTCATTCTGATTCAGACTCTTCGCCATCGCCACTCTCGCTCTTGCTGGATAAGCCACATACATGCCAGAAAACCACTGCTTCAATTCGGTATGAGACGCCTTAGGATAGTAAGCTATCAAATCCTGCCACATGGTCGGAATTGTGGTTCCAAAGTGTATACCTCCAAACGGATAAGTCTGGAACACTGGAATTGCCAGGAAATTGCCTATCTCAGGACCAAAACGTCTACTACCAATCATGTACCTTCGCGAGTATTGACTCATGAATTGCGCGTTGGTTAACATGTCGTTCAACGGTGAATCTTCTTCAGGATCATGCCACTTTCCTTGGAATCTATCGCACATGAATAAGACATGGGAAACGTTTGCCTTTAGGTACGCATAGGCATCAATGAATCCACTAGGGTACTTGTCTTCATCAAACACGATGATCGGGGCTCCACCACTCTTTGCCAAACATCTCTCAAATGTGTCACATCTCCAACCCGGTTTTCCTCGACCTGTCATCTTGTCCACTTCCGCCATCCTCAACTTGCCAGCGATATCCTCCTTTGCTACGTTCGTGGCACAGATTACTTGAGCTGCAGATGAATGCATGTACTTCCTCAAGATCGTCCAGATCGGATGGGATTTAGCGGAACCAGGGTGTCCTTCAATAAATGCTAATCTGACGGTTTTACCCGTCTTGCTTCGCATCGACACCAGCTCTTCCCATCCTTTGATCTTATTGTAGTTCTCAGGGGACCTTCCTAACAATCCGCCCTTGCCAACCGATAAGGCTCGTAAGTATCTCTCCGCTCGGTAACCATTCACGGGATAGTCTACCCAAACTACGCTTGGAACGTTGGTCAATTCACCTATGATTGCGTTCATAATCGACCGTTTCGCGTAATTCACTCCCATGTCCTTTATCAATAAAGGCATCCTGAATTTCTTGTCAAACAGGTAATGACCACCGACTAGCTCTAAGGGTACGGTTTTCCCATCACGAACACCGTAGTGCTCGACTTTTGTATTGGTACTAACTCGTATATCCCAATTGTAATGACATCCTAAGACATCAAGAGCTCTAGAAGAATACTGATTCTCCCAATTCACGACATCTGAACCCGGAACACATCTCGCCAACACACAAGCCATTACAGCTTTACTATGTGGGCTAAATTGTTTTACCGCGTCCAACAAGCAGTCGTTCTTGGGGTACTTCAAGCCTCTCGGATATTGCATGACTGGATAAAAAGGAACTCTGTGATAACGCCTTCCTTGGGATTTTACGTACATGGTATCCCAAACCATTTGCGGAGACATTCCAGTGAAGTTCAAGACAGGGACATTACCCTTCAAAGCTTTCTCAAACAATTCCTGATGTCCTTTCCACGACCTCACCGATGCATCATCCTTCTGAATCATACTAGCTCCTTCAGGCAACAAAACCAAATCTTCTCTCTCCTGTCGTTCTAACTCAGCACGCCTCGCAGCAGTGCGTTTTTCGATTATTTGAATGTTTCGTTCTGTTTTTTGCGTTTTCGTCTCATCTTGAACCGATTGATCTTCTCTAGGTCTTTCTTCCGCCATCTGAGAATCATCATCTTCAATTGGTTCAATCTGTCTTTGCTTTCCTTTGTTCTTAACCACTACACTCTTCGGAGTTCTCGGATCTTCTACAGCCTCATCACCCAAATACCATTGGGCCACCCCCAGTCTATAGATAACAGAATATTGTACATTGTCCACAGATCGCCAAACACGTTCATTATTTTTGGGTTTTTCCGAATATCCTTTATGCTCAGTCATAGAACAACCATCCAATAAAGAAGAAAGTTCGCTCGAAAGCTCAGTGTTATTTTTGCTACTCCGATCGCTCGGAGGGGGTCTCTGTATCAGCTCACTTGTCAAGGATTTTACTCCCAAGATACCCCGGCTGGATGACGGTTCCGAAGAACCGCTCGAATCACTACTACTACTGGATTCGTTTTCTCTCTCCAATCTGTCCAAAATCTCTGCCTCATCCAATGCTGCCGCCAACGTCCTCTCATTATTCTCCATCGCTTCAATCGCCTTCCCAACAAGTCGCCCATGAGGCGTGAAACTTGGCATCCTCTTGACAGCTTTCTTGACTCTGTCACAGATATCACAAGTACAAACTCCATCTGGTACATGGCTCTCGCAACTTTCAGAAACACAACAATCGGCAATAATGTCCAAACACTTATCCGTGGTTTGACTCTCCAAACTCGAGGCTACATCCCCCGAATTCTCTGAGTTATGCACATAAGGACACTCCGATATGCTCTGGACCACAGTACTTGCCAACTCAGGTGCTGTCAGCAACTTGTGATTGATTTTGAAATCCAAAGCCTGTCTCGTCATGATTCTCGAACTGTTGTTGAATCGCAAGGCCTTATAGGTCAAGGCGGGAAAACTCTCTTGAATGGTCAACTTCCCTGTCTCATCATACTCAATCTCGATCTCCTTCATTCTGTCCGGTGTTCTACTGAAACTTTTCCTCATCCAGAACTTCAACTGCGACCACATGCTTGCTCTCGACTCCTTCGGCACTTCCCACCACCAATCGAACAACTCCGGGGAACCATCTTTGCTGTTCACGATGACGTCCACTTTGTCCAAGATCACCATACTCGGGCTCTCCTCCAGCATACCGTACCATCTTCGCGTGTACTTGCCCTTGAATTGATCCCTCCACCAGGTCTTCAACCGCCCTGTGGTGTTGTACTTGATCTTACCAGTGAATGAATCGTAATACTTGCTTGTCATGTCGTCTAACATGTCATGGCTTAGTATCTCTTTAACGACCTTCACAAGTAAATCTTGAGTCAAGATGGGGAATCTCATCATCTCAACTTTGATCAATTGACGCAACTTGGCATGCATATTCTTCTCCTTAGTGTCTGACATCGCCTTAGCATACATCAAAACCTTCCTCAAAAGGATCGCAGAAATCGGTTCATGGTCCGGCATACGTCGCAGGACCTTCGGCAATTTCTCAAAAGGTTCAGACTTCAAAGCCACACCTACCTCCCCAGGCAACTCGTAACGAGTGATGATCTGCACATGAGAATTCAAATCACTATGAACAATAGCGCAATTGAGCTTCAATCGTCTATCAACTGACTGAATCGTCCTAGCCAAAAGCAAGGAGGGGTCGCTCGGTTGTTCGTAAGTGTGTTCTGTATGCTCCTCAGGTGTGTAATACAATATATCACCTTTTACAGTGTAATCGTACAACCTCGGTTCCGGGGAATACTTGGAATACAAGCTAGCCAATGGGAAAACGTGACTAACTATCAACACCCTAAGATCAGGGCAATGACTAAAAGTTCCCAATATCGTAGCGGGATTCAGGAAATGACCGTTATCATGCCATAAAGCATAAGGGGTCTCGATCTTTTCCATCTTGAAAATCCCATCTGACAAAGTATCCAAATCGTAACGTCCGAGATCTTTTGGCTCCATCAACACGTTCTTCAACGTCATCTCATGTGGAATGTCCTCCCTCATCATGTCGAAATTATCTTGAGACATCCATGAAACCGTACAAGCCGCCTTAATGAGTTTTGGAAACACCTCAAACAATTGTCTTCGCCGCAAAGCTGCGTGAATAGGGTGTCTATGAACAACACCCTGCAACTCAGTATATGGAAGGGCTAAACGATCGGCTGCTTCTTCATTATGCACCGGAATCATGTATGGACAAATCTTCTCTTTCGCTCCATTCGCTCTTCTGATCGAATCCATGGTCAAAGCTTCAATGGCCTGCAAATTGTCTGGGAACTGTAATTGAGCGCGAGCTCTGTCCATGCCTGACTTGCCGACCAAACGCTTCTGAGGACCACTGGTGAGGATCTCCAAAAATTCCTCGTAACTAACCGCTCCTTCAGGTCTAGTACCATAAGAATCACAGTGACTGGAAATGACGTGATAATCACCGTCCTCTTGCATCTCATACTTAACAAAGATGCTGTCCAAATCCACCAGAAACTCTCCACTCTCACGGATCTTCTCAGCCAACATCGCCACGGTCATCTTTTCCTCTCCGAAATTGTCAACCAACAACGCGGTCCAGCAATCACCAGCTCCTCCTACGCAAACATCGACTTCTTCAACCTCGTCTTCGAGCTTTTCAGCTACAGAAGGATCTTCAACTTCATCCAGAACCAGATCGAGCTTTTCAGCTTCAAAATCTTCACAAACCTCTTCGATACAAGTCAAACCAGCTCGCTCCATCTCGTAAAGCTCCATCATGCTGCCCATTCTGAAATCTTTCCAACCGTGATAAGCTATCTTGAAAGCTTCGTTCACAGTGATCCGTCCGCGTTTCTTTGTAACATGAACCACACCTTGATGTGGACTGAAAGCGGTTAAGTGAACGCCAGAATTGAACCAAGCCTTCTCAGGGACACCGTTGATCACTTCGGACACCGTCGGAATTTTTGGGTGAAACATCTCTCGCACTTTTGGCCTGAACTCCTTCTTGAACAAACGTAGATAACACTCATTCTCACCAACCGTCCTCTTTCCTCGACCTCGCTTGTGAACACGTTTCTCACTAATCTCTCTAACGAGATTAGGTTTTTGATTCTTTTGTGAAAGTTTTGTTTTCGGACAATAACCCAGTACGAAACTAAAACGGGAACCTGAATAACCTTGATCAACTTCGGGGAAAACTATTGGCAATTGACCAAATAATATTTCTACCGGTTGACTAGGTTCAGGTACAGAAAGAGAATGAATTGCACACTCATAACAAAGATTCTTCTTGGAAGCAACTCGAGTATGTCGTTTGCATGAGAAACAGTCTGAACAACTGTTACACACATCCTTACCAGCTCTTTGCAAAGCCATAGGATAGTGGCAGAAAACACATAGTTTTCTCTCAGCGCGACGCACGTGAAGTTTATTGATCAACCAATCAGAAAATCGAACCTCATACCGCTTCTTGACGAAGCTTTTCCACTTCTTGAAACATGAACGCACACGATGTAAATTGTAAGCGAATTTAATCCGCCAAGCCGCATCGTCAGCTTGTTGTTGTAGTCTTCGAACACACCTAGCAATAGCACAATCATCACACTCCAAAACGTCGAAATCGAACTCCCTCTCTCCACCACAAGTAAAACACGTCGAGAGTTGACGCAAGTGTTCTGCAAAAGCAGTCTCTGTACCATGAAAGATTTCTCTTTCCCTCTGCTCAATCGCCCCTTGAGACTTTGAAGCCATAGCAACTCGGTTGCCGCATCCTTCGCATGTATAACCTCGGAACTTACGTCGCTCCGTGTTGCTTGAACATAACATGCACCAATGAAAGATTGGCTCTTCCTGGTCAACTGATCTACAGTGACTAGGATATTTATGAGGAAAAGTAGTAAATCTGCATCGACAGATAAACTTTCGCAAGCCCAGCTCGCGCAACTCCCGTTCTAGACGGGGGTTGGTGGATAGCACCATATTGCCGTGGTGACAGACGGG